ATTTTATAGGAGAAGGATTCACAACAGGTAACACAACCGCAGAAGATTTATTTGATGACCCTAGTTGCAGAACATGAAACAAGCAGGAACACAACAAGGCATGGAAGAAAAGGTAACAGCATTTATATACAGAGCTATTGTATATGAAGCTAAGTTAGAACTAGCTGTTAATCTATTGAAAGAACTAGATGATGAAAGAATACCTAAAGTACTAGAGGATATTGAGAAACTAGACCCAGACAGAGGAATAACATACAAGGAAGTAGAGTATGATTTAGAATGGTTCAAGAAACAGATATGAGTAAACCAAAGACACCAGAGGATCAATGGTTTATAGATGAACAAAAGAAGATGGATAAAGAAATGAATCGTATAATTATGAAACAAGCAGAGAGTTTATGGGAGAGGTATAAAAAGAATAATGTCAAGTCATAGTGTATAAAACATTTGACTTATATATTAAGAAGAGATAGAATAAGGGTACTTACTTACTACCACCCACTTACACATGGAAAACAAGACTAAAGAACTAAAGGATTATATAGAGCACATTGTTGGATTCAAGTGCTCTGTTAGGAATATCAAAAAAGGAAGCATGAAAGGTCATTACATAATTGCTCCTCTTTCACTAGAAGATGGCATGTGGAAATTCAAAGAAGAGTTTGAAAGACTAGGATTCACATTTTGCTCCAATCAATCAATTCATTTGCCATATACTAAAGCTACAATAGCAACAGCGGAAAAAATTAGAAAAGCATACGCAAGGCTATAACTAGGGAGCCTTCGGGCTTCCAATGATGTAGCTATCATCCACAGAGGAGAACATAGTAAGTGTGTTGCTCCTCTTTTAATTTGCATTTCAAACAAAAGTATGCTATACAAGAGGTATGGAAGCAGAGAAAAAAACAGAGAGAGTACAGGACAAAAATCTAATACCATTTAAAGAAGGAGAGAGTGGCAACCCTAACGGAAGACCTAAAGGACAAAGGAATTACGCAACTATCTATCGTCTAGCACTAGAGAAGTATGCAAAAGAAAAAGGTATGACAGCAGAGGAACTAGAAGAAGAGATTGAGGTTGTAGGACTTAAACAAGCAGTCAAAGGAAACTACAAATTCTTTCAAGACGTAAGAGATAGAACACATGGCAAAGCAAAGCAATCCCCAGATGATCCAGGTACAGAAGACAACCCTATGCACATGACTATAACTATTAAGAAACTATGAATGTTGAGATAGGACAGCGATTCAGGAGGCTAGAGGTTATAAGTGATTCCTATATAAGGGAAGTAGGAACCAATAGAACAAGATCAGTTACATGTGTTTGTGATTGTGGTGAGAAAAGAGATATTTCAATTTATAGTTTAATTAATGGCAAATCAAAAAGCTGTGGGTGCCTACAAAAAGAGTTACTATCAAAAAGAATTATAAAGCATGGCATGACACATACAAGAGATTATAATGGTTGGATGATAATGAAAGCTAGGTGCTCAAACCATGATCATCCTAGATTTAAAAGCTACGGAGGAAGAGGTATTAAAGTATGCGATAGGTGGCTAGAATCATTTGAGAATTTCTATGAAGATGTTGGAAAGAAACCAGAGGGCATGAGCTTAGAACGTATAGATAATAATGGTAATTACGAGCCAAGCAATTGCAAATGGGCTACAAACACAGAGCAAGCAAACAATCGTAGAACAAATATATTCCTTACATATAAAGGTAAGAAAAAGAGTATAAAACAATGGAGTTTAGACTTTGGTATAGACTATCTAGTTATATACAAGAGGGTAGCTAGAGGCTGGTCTGTTGAGGACGCTATTCATCAACCACTTGGTTCACGTATGCTATAAAATGTTAAATATATCACTACCAGTTCTTGACTACAGGGAGTATCAGAAACCGCTTGTTAAGTATATGAGAGATGGTAGAGAGAGCGGCACTAATAGAAGAGCAGTGTGGGTTGCACATCGTAGGAGTGGTAAGGATGTCACGTGCTGGGAGCTTATAGTAGAGGAAGCTATACAAGAAGTAGGAACATACTATTATTGTTTACCAGAGTTTACCCATGCTAGAAGAGTTATATGGGAAGGTATGTTGAACGAAGGACAAAGGTTCATTAACTTAATACCAGAAGAGATGATACAAAGTAAGAACGAAGGACAGATGAAAATAGAGTTAGTCAACGGAAGTATAATACAGCTAGTCGGTTCCGACCAATTCGATAGACTAGTAGGAACTAATCCAAAAGGTATTGTGTTCTCTGAATTCTCAATTACACATCCTATGGCTTGGCAGATACTTAGACCTATCCTAGCAGCCAATGGAGGTTGGGCTATATTTAACGGAACACCAAGAGGCAAGAATCATTTCCATGAGATGTTAATGAAAGCAAAGAAAGACCATACATGGTTCTGGGCTGTAGATGATGTAACTAAGACTAATGTGTTATCCCAAGAGGTACTAGACAAAGAGAAAAGCGAAATGGATATAGATATATTTAATCAGGAGTACTACTGTTCGTTTGATGCAGCAAGCAAAGGAGCTTACTACTCTGAACAGATCATGTCACTAAGAGAACAGAACCGTATATGTAAGGTTCCTTATGACCCTAAACTTAAAGTATACACAGCATTTGATCCAGGCGATGCAGTAACAGCTCTAGTTTACTTTCAGATACATGGTAAGGAAGTACGCATAATAGATGCGGAAGAGTTCTATTCTCCTTCTATTGAACACATATTCACAACAATCACAGAGAAGCCATACAGCTACGCTAAACACTTCCTACCCTTTGATGCAACAGTTAGTCAAATGGCTACAGGTATGTCAATTATAAGACAGCTAAGGAACTTAGGACTACAGAACGTACAAGACCTACCACAACAGAAGTCTAAGATGCAAGGTATCATGCAGGTCAAAACAGCATTTGCTTCCTTTTGGATAGATGAGAAGCTAGAAAAGACAGTACTTGAACCACTATCAAACTACGCTCCTAAGTACAGCGAGACTAGGAATGACTACTCAAAGGAACCAGAACACAACTGGGCTTCACATATGTCAGATGCAATACGTTATCTAGTAATAGCTCTACCACTTGTTACCTCAATACATATACCTAAGAAACCTAAACCTAGAATAAATGCAATACGAAGATCAGGTATTCGTTGACTTTCGGAACAAAGTGTGCATATAATAGAAAAAGAGAGTGGATAATCGATTAAAATATGCCAAAAACTACAAAAAAGCCTAAATTATTAGCTTTTTATCATAATAAAGAAAATTCAGAAAAGTTGTCATTAACAAAGAAAGAAGAGAAAGATATGTCAGAGGATTGGGAGGATATACAGAACCAACGTCTTTATCGTAGTAAACAACTAGATCAATGGAGATGGGCAGGTTCAGTCTATAACGTAATACAAACAGCTAACCCAGATGATCGTATCTCACAAATCACACTAGGTTGGATTAGATCATACATAGACACAGGTATTGCACAAATGACAGCAGGAGAACCAGAGTTTGATTATGATGCTCTAAGTCCTAATGACGAACCTAGAACTCAAGTATGGAAGAAACTAGTTGAGACTGTAATGAATCGTAGTAACTATGGCTCACATCAAAAGATAGCAATGACTGACTCTCATGTGTTTGGTCCAGGTGTATTTGAAGTATATCAACAACGCCCTTATCGTACTATTAGAGTACCAAAGGGAGAAGGATACGAAGAAAAGCTAATCATAGACCACAGACTACCAAGAGTAGGAGTTCGTGCTGTATCCCCGTTCAGATGTACTCGTAATCCTAACGTAAGTGACCCTAACGAAGTAGGAAGCTGTACTAAAGAAGAAGTATTAACATGGAATCAGTTTGTTCAGAAGTATGGGAGGTGTTTAAGTGTTGGAGGACAACTAAAGTACAAACACATAGACCAGATCACAAAGGGTTCTCATGTTAAGATAACTATATACCAAGATGAGATAAGGGACGTTTATCGTATTTATGCTCTATCGTATGGAAGTGAAAGCGATGGAGAAACAGAAACACCACCAGAGCAGTTAGGTGTACCTATCTTTGATAGACCTCTAAAGATTCATGATGTATATGGTCCTAACGATGAACTACTAAGATCAGTAGGTCTAAACATACCTGGTATGTGCAATCTCGTATTCATGCCTTATGCTGATAAACTAACAACAAACTTCGAGGAACACTGTATATATGGAATGGGACTACCAGAACACATGGAAGGACTAGATACCTTCATGCAAACAGCGTTCAACATGACAGTAGATAATTGGACAATGGGTAACACTGTTCTACTTAACTACGAATCACAAGACGGTACAGTACC